TACAGCACTGGATGCGGCTGTTATGTGTGCTAGTATGGCAGTGGCTGGAGCTGGAGTAGGAGCTTTAGCAGCTAAAGGAATTGGTACAACTGCAAATGTAACCGCATATGCAGGTCAAACCATTGGACAAGCAGCAACACATGGTGCGGCTAGTGCATTTACACATGGAGCATTAGGATTTAGTACACATTTAGGTAAAGATATGGTTAAGCATGTTGCGTTTGAATCTGTTGGAGCTGGCGCATTACAAGCAGGTGGTGGTGGTGCTGTATTGAGCGTTGTAACGGGTGGTATTTTGGAAGCCATAGATGATAAATCAAATCAACCAAATCCACAAGATATGATGATGAACCTAATAAAGAAAATAGGTGAGAGAATGGGAACATATAAGATGACCGATGAACAAATGTTGGCATCTATTGAATCATATAAAAAAAACAAACCTGAATCTGATTTAAAAAATGCAGCAATGGATTTGATGAAAGAGGATATTTCAGAATCAAAACAACAATCAATTCAGAATTTTGTAGAGTTTGCAACTAAAAGATTAAAATTAAAAGAAACACCAAATATTACATTAGTTGGTGGTAGAGAGTTTGCAGAAGTAAAAACATCATTGGGTGGATATAATCCAGATGATAAATCAATATATGTAGCAACCGAAGGTAGATTAACTGCTGATATTTTAAGAACACTTGCACATGAAATGGCTCATAGAAAGCAAGATGAGATGGGATTGGTTACAAATGCAGAAACCGATGGAGCAGATGGTTCTCCAATAGAAAACAAAGCACATGCAGTAGCTGGAATCTTAATGAGAGAATATGGTAGAATCAACAAACAAATTTATAATGAAGATATCAATGTAGATGTTGATAAGGGTGATACTGTTTTAATGGGTAAGTTTAAAAACAAAAAAACTACCGTTAAAGATATTGGAACTGATGACTATGGGATGCCAACAATCAACGGAAAGAAAGCAACTACATTCAGAATTCCAAGAGGTGAAGAGAAATCTAATCCACAATCAGTATTCAATGAAGTAGGTCCAAACGATTGGCATTTTAAAGCAATTATGAAGATGTGGGATACCGCTGGTTCATTTGGTAGAAAGAAAATTGGAGTGGTAGTATGTAACGACCCAAAGGCTGATAGAAACGATGTAGCTAGAAAGTTAAGAAACTACGGATATAAAGAAGTTACCCATGTTACTGATAAGTTGGGATTAGACGAAAAAAAAAATCTAAATGAATTAACACAAGGTTTATTCGCAGGTAAGGTTAAGATAGGCGGACAGCCGGTTGAAATTGAAGTAGAATTATTAGGAGTAGATAATAAAACAAAAGAATTTATAACAAAAGTAATTCATATTGATAAAAAATATCAAAGTAAATTACCAATAGGCTCTACATTCAAAATTCCCGCAAGAATATTCAGAATGCCAGGCGGTGGTTGGCACAAAATCAAATCATCTGCATTTAAAGAATCCCTAAACGAAGGTGGAGCATATGGACATATGTCACATCCATTTGATGATATGGATTTAACTTTTGGTGATTTAAAAAAGATTATCAAAGGAGCATTAACTGGTAATTTAGAATTGACAAGAGAAAAAACCGATGGACAAGCATTGGCAATTAGTTGGAAGAATGGTAGATTAATTGCAGCTAGAAATAAATCACATTTACAAAATGCCGGAGCAGGGGCAATGGGAATTGAAGATGTAGCATCAAAGTTTGGTGGTAGAGGTGGATTAACCGATGCATATAACTTCGCTATGAAAGATTTATCCGTAGCAATTCAATCACTTTCGGAAGCACAACGAAAAAAGATATTTGATGAAGGAAAATGTTTTATGAATTTGGAAGTAATATGGCCAACTTCGGTAAATGTAATTCCTTATGGACAGGCTTTATTAGTATTCCATAATACAACTTGTTACGATGAAAAGGGTTCTGCGATTAGTGCAAATCAGGGAGCAGCAACTATGTTAGCAGGAATGATTAAGCAAGTGAACGCTGATGTTCAATCAAAGTATACAATACAAGGTCCACCTGTAACAGAACTACCTAAAAAAGAGGAGTTAAGTTCAAAACAAACAAAGTACCTTACTCAATTACAAAAGATACAATTTCAGTTCCAATTATCCGATAAAGATGGTGTATCTGAATATCATCAAGCATGGTGGGAAGATTTTGTAAATAAATCAAAAGTTAAATTACAAAAATTAGAAAAGGAAGCATTAGTAAGAAGATGGGCATTTGGTGATAAATCATTCCGTTTAAATACTATTGCTGATAAAGATGCTCAAAGTTGGGCAATTGAAAATGATAAAGTAAATGTAGCTAAACAACAAAAAGATAATGTTAGACAATTTGAAGAAATATTTTTGGGTGTTGGGGCAGATGTTCTTTCATTTATGGGTTCAGTATTAACTGTAAATCCAGATGCAGCTGTTCGTAGTATGAAAGATAGATTAAAATCAACTGCTGAAAAAGTTAGAGGTAGTGGTGATATATCTAAAATAGCTAAATTAAAAATGGAATTAAGTAGATTAGCTAGTATTGGTGGTAAAGATAAAATAGTACCAAACGAAGGTATTGTATTTGTTTATAAAGGTAATACATATAAACTAACAGGTACATTTGCACCACTAAATCAGATATTAGGTATATTTTACGAATAAAATTATATATATATACATATATAAAAGGTTATTAACAATATAGAATTATGACAAAAAGAAAAAGTTTTGATGAGAAATCAAAGGGGATGCACAAATCTCGTAAATTAATTATAGATACGGTATTTGGTAGAACTGATAACAATCAAAGAGTTCATGGTTACGAAGGAGAAGTAGAACAAAAGAGAGAAGTCGGTGAAGTGTGGACTGATAAAGATGGTAAAGAGTGGGAGCAAAAAGAAGGATTTAAAATCAACCGTTCTAAAATGGATGATGTTAGAGAATATCTTTCTAAATTAAACACTTGTTCAGCTGAAAATTGCGAAACTATACAATATGGTAACGCAGATAAAAAATTAATTCGTAAAACAGGATTATGTACATCTTGCTTAGCTAAATTAGAAAGTGAGTTAAGAATAGATGGAACATTTCCATTTTATGAAGATTATAAAATAAGTAGAAATCAACTAGCATATGTTAGAGATTTAAAAATGAGATTTGAAGATGCTTTAGCAGGAGTTACTAAACAATTTGAATTTGTTAATGAAGATGGTAGCATGAGTAATTGGCAATGGGATATTGATTTAGAGAAAGTTAAAGAAGATTTACAAAAAGATATTGATGGAGCTGCCGATGCAATAGAAGCACTATTGGAAAGGAAAGAAGCATTAGAAAATAAGTTACGAGAATTAAATCACACAGAATTAATAAAAAACTAAATTATGAAAAAATTCTTAAACATTAAGAACATTGCATTATTAATACTAATTGCAATAGTAGTTTTCCAACAATGTGGTGGAAACAAAACAAAAACGGGTGAAATTGTAAAAATAGATGGTAAAAAATATGAACTTATTAAACATGAAATTGATACAATTGAAGTAGTTAAAACGAAAGTAGTAACAAAAAAGGGTGAAGATATTTATCACGAAACAATCGTTGAAAAAGAAGTACTAATCCCAGCAATCATTGATACAGCTGCATTATTAAAAGATTATTACTCAAAAGTATTATACAAAGATGTGTTAGTGTTACCTGATTCATTAGGAACTGTATCAGTAATCGATACTATCTCACAAAACAAAATATTAGGTAGAACTTTCAATGCAAGTGTTAAACAAAGAACTATTAAAGAAACTACGATTGTAAAAGAATTACCTAAAACAAAATTATTCTACGGATTTGAAGGTGGATTTAACAAAGCAGATGTTGTATCTCATGTTGGAATGGGAATTTTAGTAAATACCAAAAAAGATAGAATATACAATTTAGGAATTGGTGTTGCAAATAGAGTAGTAGATGGAACAAATGGTGGATTGACTCCTTATATTAATGGTGGAGTATATTGGAAGATTAGAATGAAGAAATAATTCAATATGATTCAAAATCAGCCAAAAAAGAATCTAAAAGATATCATTGCTGAAGAATATCGTAAGTCTGCAAACGACCCGATATACTTTATGAAAAAATATTGTGTCATCCAACATCCAACAAGAGGTAAGATACCATTTCATTTGTATCAATTTCAGGAAAATTGTTTAGATGATTTCAAAGATAATAGGTTCAATATAATTTTAAAATCCCGCCAGTTAGGTTTATCAACTCTATCGGCGGGCTTTATTCTTTGGAAGATGTTATTTAATCAGGACTATAATGCGTTGGTTATTGCAACTAAAGTAACTGTTGCAAAAAACTTAGTAGAAAAGGTAAGGGTTATGCACGATTTACTTCCAATTTGGTTGAGAGATGGTGGAAGCTCATCCGTTGAAGATAACAAACTTTCCCTTAAATTAAAAAATGGTTCTCAAGTAAAAGCTATTGCAAGTTCTCCAGATGCAGGTCGTTCTGAAGCCTTATCACTATTGGTAGTAGACGAGGCCGCATTCATTAGAGATATTGATGAAATTTGGTTATCGGCACAATCAACCCTATCAACAGGTGGTTCTGCAATCGTATTATCTACACCAAATGGTATTGGTAATTGGTTTCATAAAATGTGGGTAGATGGAGAAAGTGGTGCAAATGGTTTCAATTGTATTAACTTACATTGGACTGTACACCCTGAAAGAAATCAACAATGGAGAGATGAACAAACAAGAATTTTAGGAATTAAAGGAGCAGCACAGGAATGTGATTGTGACTTTGTTGGTTCTGGTGATACTGTAATCGACCCGGCATTATTGACTTGGTATAAAGATACCTATGTTATGGAGCCAATAGAAAAAGCTGGGTTTGATGGGAATCTTTGGAAATGGGAATACCCAAATTACAATAAATCTTATATGGTTGTAGCCGATGTGGCGCGAGGCGATGGAGCCGATTATTCTACTGCCCAAGTATTAGATATTGAAGATTGTACCCAAGTAGCTGAATATAGAGGGAGATTGGATACAAAGGATTTTGGA